AGAGCCCCCTCAGGGGCCCTCCTGGTGCTTTATGACCTAACACTCAAGGAAATCCGAGAGTGTTACACTGGCAGCGGAAAGTCCGCTGTCGCCTCGCAAGAGACATAGGAATGTCCATGGGTGGTTATGTTACACAATCCCGCTCTCGTGATGTGGTTTTACCACACACGTGGCGGGCGGACAGCAACGTCTCCCAGGGTAATACCCCGGGGGATCAACTGTTCGGTGTGACATTGACCATTCCTACACAAGTGACTACGAGTTACCGCGATAGCAGTAACCGTACTCGGGATAGAAGGTACTCAGATGAATCCATCGACCTACCAGACACTCTCGGAGCTGCTTTCCAGCAGTACCGAAGTGACAAGGCAGGGAGAGGGTCCACTCCGTATGACAATGGTCATACGTTCGTCACGACGGATCGATCCAGAGAATTCTCCCACAGGAGAATCCTCCTCAGATCGAGCGACGGACGATACGAGTATCAGGGTCCTATCTATTGTGACCCTGGAGCCTCCGGCTCTCAGTACGTTGTTCCGCCAGCCGTTGATTTTGGTTGGTATGGAACACGTGCCGTGGCCGAAACCGCGCCGACTAACCCAGTAGCAGGCCTCGCACAGACTCTTGCAGAGATTAAGAGGGAAGGACTCCCTCGACTAGCAGGTCTCAGAAAAGCTGGTGAAGAGATAAAGGGAATGAGCCGAGAGGCTGGTTCCGAATATCTTAACACTCAGTTTGGCTGGAAACCACTAGTATCTGATGCAGTGAGTCTGCTCAGTGCTGTTGTAGATGCTGATAAGCATATACGCCAGTACCAGAGGAACGCCGGACGTCATGTTCGGCGTAGCTACTACTTTCCGGAAGTAAAGGAGTCGACTGCTCCGGCGATTACATCGTCGATAGCAGCTTTGTGCTACGGGACTGCTCGCAGTCCCTTAACTAGCACTCAGCGTAGTCAGGCTCAGTCTACTTTGTTTCCGAGTAGGACAGGTACCTTGACCACATATTCCGAAACAACAAGGAAAGTGTGGTTTAAAGGAGCATTCACTTATGCGATTCCGGGCGACCATACAAGTCGCCTTGGGCGCTTAAGTGCCTTAGAGAGTGAGTTTAATCACCTCTTCGGTACCCGGCTTTCGCCGGATTTGCTCTGGAACCTGGCACCATGGACATGGCTCGCCGACTGGGAATACAACATTGGTGATATTCTCACTAATGTTCGTAATCTCCAGCAAGACGGGCTTGTTATTCAGTACGGGTACATGATGGCAACATCTGTTACCAAACATATTCGTACTGTCAGTGGCGTCCCCAAGTATGGGGGTGGCTACTGGGACCCGGTTTCCACTACTTTCCTTACAACTCGTAAGGAGAGAGTGCGGGTCAATCCCTATGGCTTTGGCTCTAATCCTGCCTCTTATACGGGGCGGCAATGGGCCATACTCGCGGCTCTTGGTATGACCAAGAACCCGGGGCAGTTACGGACAGACTAGCCGTATTAATGAGCGAGGAGCCAGGCATGGACGAACCATTGAACCTAGAAGATCGTATAAGGCTGCGTGTAACCATAGAGTTCTTAGATGAACTTATGGAATTTACGCGTCAGCCTTGGATTCAAACTGTCGTTGATTTCTTAGTTGAAATTCGCGATGGTGAGACATCCTTGGATCTATCTTGGTATGATGACGCCCTTGTCGAACTCCTCAATCTCGCTAATACGGTTTGCGACTGGCACGAGCCAATGTCAATATTGACTCTAACCTGTCCTGTCTGTCGTAACAAGCGTGCGCAGCAAAGATGACTGCGCTCGTCCCAACTGAATCGCTAGGACTTTGCCTTGGCTTTTGCCGATCCCCAGTCAGTTACCATCGCAGGTGCTCCCGTTTCGCTTCCGCGAACCGGGTCCGGCGTGAACAGCGGTACTTTCACAAGTAACGATGGTCTCGTCCGGCTTACAGTCTCCTCCCAGTACGGGAAGAGGACTCGTAGGACCCTGCGTTTGGAGCACTCGAAGGTTGCACCAGATCCGTTGATCTCGTCAACGAACGTGAAATACTCGGCGACCGTTTACATGGTCGTCGACACGCCCGTTACGGGATACACGGTGGCGCAACAGAAGGAGCTTGTGGACGCCTTCGCGGCGTACCTCGCTGCCTCTTCGGGTGCGAACGTCACCAAGTTGCTTGGTGGCGAAAACTGACGCTCAACGTCATTTCCACCTCGGTTGCATAAAGTGCATTAAAGCACTTAACCGAGTTCTTAGAACCTTGGTATCGGTTCTAGGAATGGTTCTGACGTTGTGGCATGCAATCAGCCGTTCATCGCGATCGTGAACTCATCTCTTATGAGATCGTCAGGTGATAGACATATGGTCTACACCGAGTTCATAATGGAGACTTTCCATTATGGACTTAAAGTCCTTTGATCAGGGCTTGGTCTCATTTGAGACGTCACCCGTGATGAACTGGCCTCAGCTATGCTAACGGAGGATACGTTTTGAAGGATTTTCTGATCTTGACTTCATACTTTATTGTATGGGTCATAATCGGTTACCTTCTTGCGTATCCGGTTAGCCTCTAGCTGAGGCCGATTGCGAACCAGGATTGGCCATCGCTCGGGCTAAGGATGGAATTCCCCTTCGATCAGAAGAGGCTCCATGAAAAGCCTGAACGAGTTCTTGCGAGCGGCACTAACAGATGTTAGTGCCAGATGTCAGGTCAGCACCGACTACACATTCAAAGAATGTGTAGCCCGATCGAAGCACGAAGGTTTATCGTTTTTGACGATAACCCTCCCTGAACTAGGAAAAGCCTTCGAAAGATGGCTTGACTTAGGACAGGTGGATCTAAATTCGGAGCTTAAACGAAAGTTTAAATTCCGAGAAGCGACCCCCAATTTTCTTGGAGGCGTCTTCGATCTTGTCTTCGATCGTTGTACCGGCCGGTTGCTCGACACTCCAGACATAACAGCAATCTGGGCTATACGTCAGATTACTCTGATGTTCGCCAAGATAAATCTCCCTTGCACGGATGCGAGGGTGAGAGCTGCTTTGGATGGATATGTCGAGTGTGAGAAGGAAGTTCGTGATCATGACAGTCGGCTTCTGCTTGATTCTAAAAGAATCGAACAGTTTGATCGTCTGTCTAACTTGATCTGGCTCCCTATCCTCTCTGTCGTAGACCAGATGGTTTACAATGAGGAGATAGTTCCGAGCCACGGTCCAGGCGCAACCGCTGATAAACTTAAGGGAAACCTTAAGTGGATTCAACGGGAGTGGCCTGAGCGTTTGGATGACATGTTCCCTTGGGAACTTATGTGTCTTCCGAACGAGAGACTCCATCATCTGGAGTCCGCCGACGTAACCTTCCTCGAACCTGGTTCTGAGAGACCTGTAAGGGTCGTCACAGTTCCTAAGACGCTGAAAACACCGAGAATCATCGCGATAGAACCTACTGCCATGCAATATGTGCAGCAAGGACTTCACGATGCTCTTTTTGAAGCTATTGAAGCAGATGACATCGCTTCGAGGCTTATCGGATACGCACATCAAGAGCCTAATCAGCTCCTGGCGTGTGAAGGTTCCCGTTATGGGAACTTAGCTACACTCGATATGAGTGAAGCATCCGACCGTGTTTCCAATCAGCATGTACTGCTACTTCTCTCCCGGACTCCGCACTTGCGTGCGGGTGTCCAGGCGTGTCGTAGCACGAAGGCTGACGTACGAGGCCATGGTGAAATCCACCTAGCCAAGTTCGCGTCTATGGGTTCAGCGCTAACTTTTCCGATGGAAGCTATGGTCTTTGCGACCGTAATCTTCTGCGGAATTGAAAACGCGCTCAACCGGAGGTTGACCAAGGGAGATATTAAATCCTTCCTTGGCCAGGTGCGTGTCTACGGAGACGATATTATCGTCCCTGTAGAAATGACCAACCACGTTGTGTCTGCCCTTGAATCGTTTGGATTCAAAGTAAACAACAGCAAGTATTTCTGGACTGGAAAGTTCAGAGAGTCTTGCGGTAAGGCTTATTACGACGGATTTGACGTAAGTATTGTCAAACTCCGCAGTAGTCTTCCTACCCAACGTGGGCACGCTCCGGAGATTATTTCGACGCTAGAGACCTCAAATCTGCTATATCAAGCAGGTATGTGGCACTCAGCGCGATACCTCGCTGATGTTGTGGAGGAGTTCATTCCCCTCCCCATTGTCAGTGACGAATCTCCAATGCTTGGCCTTGTATCCTATCTGGGCGTTCCTGCCCCAGAACGGATGCATCCGCACCTTCACCACCCTCTTGTCAAGGGTGGCGTCGTTGTGGCACGTTCGCCAGTCTCGCGACTGGATGGAACGTGGGCTTTGCTTAAATGTCTTACAAACAACCGGAAAAAGCCAATTCCGGATGTAGGACATTTGGAACGTGCAGGACGTCCTCATGCCGTCGACATCAAGCTGAGGTGGGGACCGCAGGTGTAAACCTGTGGCCTTGTAAGGTTTCAACCCTTACAGCGTGGAGG